ATATGTATATATTAACTAGAAAGTACCACATGAAATACGCACTTATTGATACTGCTAACTCCTTCTTTCGAGCAAGACACGTTGCTTCCCGAAATAGTGACACTTGGGAAAAGATTGGAATGGCGCTGCACCTCACACTTTCTTCCGTAAATCAAGCGGTAAAACGATTTGGCATTGACCATGTTGTGTTCTGTTTGGAGGGCCGGTCATGGCGTAAGGAGTACTACAAGCCTTACAAAGCAAATCGTGCAGTGAAACGGGCGTCGTTGACCGAAGCCGAACAAGAAGAAGATAAGATGTTTTGGGAAACATACGAGATGTTCACGACTTATCTGCGCGAAAAGACTAACGTGAGTGTTCTCCGTCATCCAAACGGCGAAGCCGATGATATGATTGCCCGCTTTGTCGCACTTCATCCCAGCGATGAACATGTTATTATCAGTAGCGATACGGACTATATACAGTTGATCACAGACAAGGTTACGCAATACAACGGTGTGGCTAATCAGCATATCACACTTGAAGGGTATCATGACGATAAAGGTAGGTTAATCGTAGACAAGAAAACGAAAGAAGCCAAACTGCTAGGTGATCCCAAATTCGTACTGTTTGAAAAGTGTATGCGTGGCGACTCTACTGACAATGTATTCTCTGCATATCCGGGTGTTCGTACTAAGGGTAGCAAGAACAAGATTGGATTAATTGAGGCTTATGCTGATCGTAACAAGCAAGGCTTTAATTGGAACAATATGATGTTACAGCGTTGGGCTGATTGTGAGGGCGTTGAGCACCGAGTTAGGGATGACTATGAACGCAATCGCGTGTTGATTGATCTAACTGCACAGCCCGAAGACCTCAAGCAAGCGTTTGATGATGCTATTGTCACAGAAATGCGTACTACAACTGTACCACAGGTTGGCATTCATTTTATGAAGTTCTGCGGTAAGTACGAACTAAATAGGATCAGCGAACATGCCGAGACTTACGCTAAGTGGCTAAATTCACCATATAAAGGAACATTAAATGAACAAGCAATTGCTAGCTAAACCAATTATTAAGGATCAATATTGGGTAGTTACAGATGGCGAGAAGAAAGTAGGCAATGTCACTGCCAACAGTGCTGGATATGAACTTAAGTTAAATGATAGCTTCTTACAGTTCAATAATACTGAAGAACTAAAAGAAAAGACTAAGATTAGGTTTGAGCCAATTAAAACTAATAAGTCTAAAGTAGATATGCCCTATCCGGAATATCCTACTCCCACAGAAACTTATAACTCGGTGTTTGACGTTAAGCGTAAGTTGCATCTGTTCACTACTGAAGAAAAGAGTAAGTGTCTACATGCGGCTGGCTACTTTGTAGTAGACCAAAATGGGGTAAAAGACGTACAATTTTGCCCAAAATACATCTTTATTCAGCGTTACCCTTATAAAGGACCGTATAAAACTAAAAATGAGGCCATAGAGCATATAAATACTCTATGATTCACGTTAAAAATTTCATGGAGAAAGTTTCGTTACTAGAGAGTAAAAGAACTAAAGACCTAGTAATGCCAATGATTGATGCCAGGGGATTGCGTGACGAGATTGTGTTGATATTGATTGATTTACAGGAGCAAAATTCAAAACGTAAAACAGACGATCAAGTTTTACAGGTTGAAATTAAAAGTGGTACGTTTAAATGAGCCGAACCCAGCCCAAAATTGTCCTAGAACATGTAGATAAGACCACATACAAGTGTGATCAGATTGTAGAAGCAGCCGGAATATGGGCTGTCTTTTATGATGACCGGCCAATCAATTTAAAGTCCCAGCACTATCTCAACAATGATAATGCTCCCAAATATAAAAAGACCAGTTTTTCTAATCCAGGACACGCTAGAAACCTGTGCAGAAAACTTAACGCGCTATTTAAAACTGATAAGTTTTCTGTCGTATTTCTAACGACAGGTAGGCGCGTTTACCCCGATGAGTAGGAATTCTACTAAGTATAAACTTACAGAGGCAATACATGGTCTGTTGCCTTTTAATCAAAAGTCTACTCTACCTATTGAGAAATTAGTATTTAAATGGTTTGTCACTGGTAGAGCAGGTAACGGCTTACGCTTGACGCCTGAAGGTATGCAAGCATTTGATAACGCCGAATTTGAATACTTTGAGTATCCATTTTTTTCTGAAAACAAAACAGCAAAAGATTTTGAAAACTTTAACATACATGAGTTTACACTTAAGATAGGTAAGTTAATTAAATGCCCTTTCTATTTGGGATCAAAACCTAAGGACTCTAAAACAAAAGCATATATAAAAGTATATGATAGCAAAGTAGCTATGATGATCTCATTGTATGGCAGTAATCTGCAAGACTATATAATCGCAATGGAGAATAAAAATGAGCGAAGATAAAAAGAACAATAAACCTTTTCCTAACAAGCCTGCATTTGACCCTAACACAATGAAGGGCAAGACAGGATTCAAACCACAGAAAGGATTTGGTAAACCTTTAACTCGCAATACAGGTAGAGGTAGATAAAATGACCGATGAATCGTCTAATCAAATCGTCAATTGCAGTTTTTGTGACAAACCCAGAGAACAGGTATTCCAGCTAATAGCCAGTCCGACTGGTACTGCTATCTGTAATGAATGCGTAGCAGAGTGCGTCAAAATAATCAATCAAAGGATTGACGAAACCAAACTTCCCCAACTCAAGTTTCACGGATAGCCTAAGTCATTGATTTTATTAGGATTTGTAAGTCATTGATTTCCGTAAACTTTTAATTTGCTAAAAAGGTTGCATTGCTACCCAAAATCCGTATAATAGATATATAGGGTAGTGAAAAGGGATAGAGATATGACGCAGTTCAAGAAAGAAAGTTTCCGCAAGGATAGCATGTACCTCAACTACTTGCTGGACGAATCCAGCAAGTACTACAACCCGCAAGAAAAGTACCGAGGTAAGTTTGTGGCTCGCTTCAAGTATCAACGCGGTGCAGCTGGAACGTTTCAGACGTTCTTGATCAAGAACTTCACGGTTGAAGAGTACTTTGACCGACTGACTGCTGGCGAGGCTCCTCTAACGATTCTTGAAAGCAAGGGTTACATTCTGCCCCACATCAAGAAGTGGTTGAAGGAAGGTGGCTACCCAGTAACTCCAGAAGGTCGCAAGCAGTTTAGTAGCGACCAGTTTGCAGGGACTGTTTCTTGGCTTAACACTCATACAGCGGCTTAAGGAATGAATATGATTACTTCAACTGAAATTTGTAAAGAAATTACGTTTGGAAGTTTCTCAAATGAGGACCTAAATGAAATTGCCCAAGCAGTCAAGAGTGCCCGCGCCCGACTAGGCCGAGCAGTTACTAGGTCGGTAACGCGAGGAGATAAAGTTAGTTTCTTTAGCAGCCGGCGCAATGTGGCCGTGCAAGGTGTTGTCGATAGCGTGAAGATCAAGAATGTTATCGTAGATGTGAACGGTGTGCGTTGGCAAGTCCCCGCTAGCATGCTTACGGTGCTTTAATATGAATAAGGTTGATAACGTGTTCAATTTTATGAATGATGCTGCATTGCAGGAAGAGAATGCTCGGTTGCGTCATGCGCTAGAGTGTGCGAAAGTTTCTTTCTTGGAACTCTACATGCACCCTGATCAGGAATACCGATCCCGCGAAATCTTGCGTATGTACCACTTTACCAAATCCTCTCTGGACTTTAAAAAGTGAACAGCGAACAGATTCAGGAACACGTTGAACTGTGGGCTATTGAAAAGCGTTTCAATGCCCCTTACGGGGTGCTGAAAGGCGAAGGTGTTAGCCTGAAGGGAAAGAAGTTTCGATCGGTTACTTTTGGTCGTGCCCGAACATTAGATGCGACTGTGGAAATTTACAACCGGAATTTCATTGTCGTTAACACTACCCGAACTGGTAGGCAGACATTCAAAAATGTTCCGGACTTGATGGAATTCTTGAATACTCTGTAAGTCATTGATTTTATTGTAATTAAATTTCTGCTAAAAGGCTTGCATACCCGCCCAAAATCCGTATAATAGATATATAGGATAGTGAAAAGGACGAAGAAGATGACGAACGAAGAAATTATTGAATTGGCACGCGATTTCGCCATGGATCCGTTTGAAAATAACCTGGTGTTTGATCGCGAATATCTGGTGCGGTTCGCTCGGAAGATCGAAGCTGCAACGAAAGAAGAGGAAAGGTAAGTAATGCGTAGCAGAAAAAATCCAGTTGCCCGCGTGTTGAACACAATCAATCGACCGCAGACTCACCGCGACCGTACTAAGTATAGTCGCAAGGCTAAATTCAGCAACCCAATATTAAGTCGATACACATGAATAAATGGTCCCATCTACCCAATGCCCGCTTGATTGATTGGGTATTGAAATCGCTCAAGACCGACCCAAATGCCTGGAAGGCGGCATGGGGGAAGGCGCGAGATGCAGAGTGGGCGACGTGGGATGCGGCGTGGAACAAAGGCACCGCCGAGGCGGGTGCGGCGGATGCGGCGTGGTGGAATGCAGCGAATGTGGCGGCATGGAGGGCGGCGGCGTATTCGGCGCAAAAAGCGGCGGAGG